ACCCGCTCGCCGGGTCCACCATGACCAGCCCGTTCGGGCCCCGCGCGTTCGACGGTGTTGCGTCCTACCACTACGGTATCGACTTCTCCACCGGCGGCGGCGGGATCATCACCGCCCCGACCGACCTGAAAGTCACCATTGCCCGCGCCGGCTGGGGCTCGGGTGGATCTGCCGGGAACTGCGTCAAGGCGCACACCCTGGACGGTGCCTACACGTTCAACTTCTACCACATGGTTGCCGGCTCCATCGCCGTCACCGAGGGTCAGACCATCAGTCGCGGGACACAGATCGGTGTGGAGGGGGAGACCGGCAATACCGCCGGCGCCCACCTGCATTTTGAAGTCTACGAAGGGGTCTGGAACGACCCCTGGCCACCGCCGTACAACTACGGCGCCACCTGCATCGACCCCGGACCCCTACTCACCGCACATGGAGTGACCTACTAATGAACGCCACAGCCCCCAAGCCCGCCAAAGAGTTCACCTGGTACAACTGGGACAAGATCAGCTCATTCAACGGGACCTACAATTTCCTGGTCGGCATGCGTGGTGTGGGTAAGACGTATGGCTGGCAGAAGAAGGTCATCCGGGCCGCGATCCGCAAGGGTGAGCAGTTCATGTATGTGCGCCGGTACAAGGATGAGCTCAAGATCTCCAAGGAAACCTTTTTCGATGCCGTGGGCGTGGAATTCCCGGACTGGGATTTCCGGGTCTACGGTCCGATTGCGCAAATGGCGCCGGCCAAAACCCGGCACGACAAGAAGCGGCCGTGGAAAACCATCGGACACTTCCAGGCGTTGTCCACCATCCAGTCGATCAAGTCGGTGGCGTTCCCGCTGGTGACGAACATCGGGTTTGACGAGTTCATCCTGGAAAAGGGTATGACGCATTACCTGCCGAATGAGGCGCGGGCCCTGAACCAGCTGTATTCCACCGTGGCGCGCACCAGGGAAAACGTGAAGGTGTTCCTTATGGCCAATGCCGTGTCCATCACCAACCCGTACTTCCTGGAATACGACATCAAACTGTCCGAGGACACCGAATTCATTGTCAAGGCCGACGGGTTCATTGTGGTGCATTTCATCAAGTCCAAAGAGTTCAGCGCGGAAATGTACGAGACGAAATTCGGCAAATTCATCGCCGGCACCGAGTACGGCGACTTCGCCGTGGGCAATGAATTCTCCGACAACCATTCCAACCTGCTCAACATCAAAGGCGCATCCGCCCGGTACACCTACACCCTGGAAACCGGGCACGGTAAATTCTCGGTGTGGATTGACTGGCTCACCGGGAAGTATTACATCCAGGAAAAACTCCCCGGCCAGCAGATGGTGTTCACCCTGCTCACCGAGAAAATGGACGAGGGTAAGATTCTTCTGACATATTCGGATAAGCTAATGCAGACACTGAGGACCGCGTTTCGAAACGGCAATACCTATTTCGACACAGCGAAATCCAGAAACGCATTCATCGAAATTTTCAAACGCTAGGGGACACACTTGAACATCAAAGATCCGGCCACCCGCCGCTATCTCTACAAGGTCTGCATCGCGGTGATCCTGCTGCTGCAGGTCATGCGCCTCATCCCGGGCGACTACGTGACCCCCATCATCAACGTCGCCACCGCCGTGCTCGGCCTCGGCGCCCCCGCCCTGGCAATCCCCAACACCCCGGCCGCCGGTGAGTAGCGCGACGGCGCCCGAGGTCGCCGAACACACCCCCGCGAACGTCTCCATCGCCGTGCAGCTGGCGCTGCTCACCGGGAAGGTGGAACAGGTGATCGGCGACCACGAACGCCGGATCACCAACCTGGAACAGCGCAACGCGCAGGGCTCCACCCGCGGCGCGTCCCTGGTCGCACCGTTCATCGCCGGCGGCGCCCTGCTGGTCATGGTCGCCGACAAAATCCGGTGGAACTAATGGGATACGCATGGATCGGCGCGACCCACTGGACCCCCGGGCGCGGCGGGAACCCCATCACCGGGATCGTCATTCATTGGATGGCCACCACCCTCGCCGGCGCCGACGCCACGTTCACCGACACCGGCCCTGACGCCCGGGAAGCCTCCGCCCACTACGGTGTGGAGGATTCCACCATCCACGGCTACGTGCGGGACGCCGACACCGCCTGGGCCCTCGGGGTGTGGGAGGAAAACCAGCGGACCATCAGCATCGAAACCTCCGCCCAACCCGGCCGGGACGCCTCCCCGGAAACCATCGCCACCGTGATCGACCTCGCCACCAGGCTCTGCAAAGAGCACAGCCTGACCGCGGACGACATCCACCAACACAACGACTACAAAAACACCCAGTGCCCCGGCACCGTCCCCGTCGCCTCCATCCGGGAAGCGGTGCGGGAAAACCTGACCACCAAGGAGCGTAAATTCATGGCCGAGACAGATTTCATCAACAAGGCACAGGCCGAGGACATCGCCAAGCGGGCCGCAGCGCTCACCCTGGCAGGGATGAAAGAAGTCCTCGACGGTGTGGTCCTGATTAACCGGAACCAGGCCGAGGACATCGCGCAGCGCGCCGCAGCGATCGTCAAGGGTAAGTAAATGACCACTGTCCGACTCAAATACGCCCGCCCCACCGCCAGCGGCTACAACGCTCCCGCCACCGCCACCGTCGAGGTGGTGCCCACGTCCCGGTACACCGTCGAAGGTGCCCCGGACACCGTGGTGATCCCCACCCCGTTCACCATCGACACCACCAACGGCGGGACCGCCGACGTCAACCTGGCACCCACCGGTGCCGGCTGGGCCTGGACCGTCACCACCACCATTCCCGGGATCTCGGCGTTCACCGAGACGGTCCTGGTGCCCAACGACGTCGAGGGGATCGACTACGCCGACCTGGTGCGCGTCGATCCCGACACCCTGGAAACCGTCCAGCCCACCACCGCCTGGTGGGCCGAAATCGAAGCCCTCAAAAAGCAGGGTGGCATCAAAGGCGACGAAGGTCCGCAGGGCCTACCGGGCCGCGACGGAGCCGCTGGCGCACGCGGCGAAAGAGGTGAAAAGGGTGACACCGGCGACACCGGAATCGGCTCCCTGTCCTTCCTCGCCCCCAACCCCGAAGGCGTAGACGACACCGCTGCCCTGCAGGCAGTCATCGACCAGGCAGCAGAATCCGCATTCACCCGCCGCGTACTCGGTCGCACCGGCGTCTACGCCGTCACGCGCATCTTCATTCCCACAGGTGTGACCCTGGCGGATATCCGCGTCATCCAGAAGGCCGGGTCCAACTACTCGGCAATCCAGCTAAGCGGTGCCGGTGCCCGTGCAGACAACGTGGAGGTTGACGGCAACGCGGCCAACCAGACCAACGACACCGTGGGCATTGAGCTTAGTGCCACGCGGTGTGTTGTTACACGCTCGTATGTCCACGACACAAAAAGTCGGGGTATTGCCGTTACCGGAACCTACGCCCACGTAACCCACAACGACGTCCGCGCCACTGGTGGTGCCTCAATTGATGTTGTCGGTGGTTCCTACTCAATCGTTGAAGGCAACAGCATTGACGGATCGGGTAGTTGCGGTGTCGGCGTATCCGGTAACGCAATCCACGTCTCAGTGATCGGCAATAACATCCGAAACACCGGAGTGGCGGACGGTGTCACAGCCTACGGCGCAACCATCCGCAACCTCATTGTTGTAGGCAACAACATCGAAAACTCAGGCAACCACGGCGTACACGTCGGCGGCAACGACATCCTGGTCGCACACAACAACATCCAGAACGTCACGTCATCCGGCGTGTTCTACCGTAATCAGGACTCGTCAGTTGGTAATAACATTGCATTCAACTCAAACACCGTAAGCGGCGCGCCAATGTCTGGTGTCCGCGTCGAACTGGCAACAAACGTCACAGTGACCGGAAACAGCGTCAACGGGTGCCTGGACGGTCTATTCATCGACTACGGCACCAGCGTCACAGCAACCGGAAACACCATCAAAAACGCCACCGCCAACGGCGCAAGAATCAGCAACTCACAAAACGTGTCGCTCAACGGAAACGTCCTGGAAAGTTCCGCCCTGGACGGCGTCTACATCCTCACATGCACCGGAGTGACAGCCCTCGGCAACATCATCGCCGGAACCGCAGCGGGGCGAGGCTTCCGCCTCTACCGCACCGAACGCGCCACGATCACCGGCAACACCCTCCGCAACATCTTCACCGAAGCAATCTACGGATTCGACACCGCATCACCCACAACACCCTGCCGCTACATCACCATCACCGGCAACACCATCCACACCGCAGGCGGCGGCATCAAATCCGTCGAAAACTCCGACTACTGGACCGTAGGCGTCAACACCTACGCCGGAATCACCGGCCCCGACCTCACCCTCACCGGAGCCAACAACAAAACATTCAGCACCGCGACAACCCCCGCCAACCTCCAGTACGCCCCCACCGGAGCCCTGGCCACCACCATGGACCGCCGCACCGTGGCCGGATCATCCATCCCCGTAGTTGCCTCCGGCACCATGCGAATGACCGCCATATGGCTGGCTAAGGGAACCGTCGTAACCTCAGTGACCTACCTGGCCGGAGCCACCGCCGCAGGGCTCACAAACCGGTGGTTCGCGCTGTTCGACCTGGCTAAAAACCTGCTCCGCACAACGTCGGACAACACCGCGACGTGGGCAGCGGGCGCAACCCTCACGCTCCCGCTCGCAAGCACCTACACCGTACCCGCCGATGGGTTGTACTACATCGGCATCTGTGAAGTAGCCACCACGACAACCGCTCTCCGCGGCATTGGTGCATCATCAAACTCCATCGGAATCTCACCACCCCTCAACGGTGACGGTCCCACTGGACTTACCAACGCCGCGTCAACCCCGGCCGCGGGACCTGCGCTCACCGTTAGCGGAAACATGCCCTACGCCTACGTCTCATAACATCGGAATAGTGTTGATGTAAATGAGAAAATGAATTAGGCTGCAATTGTTCCGGCCACGCGGCTCCCGATAACCGGAAATGCTTTGCAGGTAGCTCCACCACAATTGAATAGCAGTTTAGAAGGGTCCCGCCGGGATGATGTACCGGCGGGGCCCTTTTCCATTCCCCAAAAGTCCTCCAAGGCTGCGCCACAATTCGGGGCTATTCCCTGATGTGGAATTGACGGGCGGTGACTACCGACCCCGGGGTGAACCTCCGATTATTTCTGCCGGCACCAGCTGCAGGGTGGAATTGAATTCCCCGAAATTTTGTACTGGCCATTGTACTGTTTGTGCTGCCCTTTGTACTGCCGGCGCGACACCCTCGGACTTGACAAATGCCACGGCCGTACCCTATTTCACGCGCCGCACACACCTATTGATTGACACCTTGAAAAATGGATCACTTTTAAAGTTGCGCCACTAATAAATGTGTGAGCATAATAAGGGCACAACAACAGCCACCCCGGAACAGAGGACCACACCATGGCAAAGACCACCACTATCGAAGTAACCATCTTCAACGTCAAGCGGGCTGCATCTTCCCGCAATGGAAACCCGCGTTTTGAGTTCAACACCAGCCACGGAAAATTCAAGACTGCACCAGATACATCCGCAGCCTACGAAGTCGAAAACTACTTCATAGTAGGGACAGTCCTGGACACTGAATCAACTCTCATCATCGACGGCCGCAGAAACATCATCGACTGGACAGTCCTGGACGGTAAAGGCAACCCTGTAGGCCCAACGACCAACTAGACCGGTTTACCCTCCCACCAGACACCTGGTGGCAGGGTATGCAAGCCTAGCCAGCGCCACACGCTAACAAAGGACCACACCATGAAAACCACCACACCCCGCCACACCATCGAAAACGGATTCTGCACCGTCTGCAACGACACCGAAGAATGGCTGCTCACCCACAACCAGCACTGCGAATACACCGTACCTGTCGAAAACGTCGAAGCCGGTGCCTACCTCATCACCACCACCAACGGCTCCACCCGCTGGACCACCATCGCCATTGGATCAGTCAGCCGCCACGGTGACACCGTCACCCTGCATGCAGCCATGACAGCCCACGAATACCCCACCGGTACCCTCGTCACCGTCACCTACTAACAGCCCGCCACACACCCCAAGGAGCCCCAATCATGACACATTCTGCTTACTCACTGATTCCCGGTGACGAGATCTATCTCTCCCAGGTTGAGGGTGAAATCATCACCCACGAAACACCGGCCACCATCACCAGCACCTGGCAGCATGGATCCTGCATCACCGTGCTCACAGAACGTGGCTACGTCGAGCTCGACGAATTCGACAATGTCGAGGTGGCAGCATGAGACTCACCCACAAGACAGAGCACCTGCCCACTGCAGCACCTGTCACCGGCCCCGCAGCGGCCGCTGCAGCC